ATATAATATAATATTTTATAATATATTTTATATATTATTTATTTATAATTCACGGCTTTATTATAAATAAAATTTATAATATAATTATATAATTTATTTATATTATATATAATATATATTATATTAATCATTTTAAATAGCTTTAAATCGATCATTTTTATATTTATATATATTTATATTAAAAAATATTTTTAAAGCCTTAAATGCAATAAAAAATATAGCCCCAGCCTTTGATCTGCGCTGCCGCGACCGTATACAAATCCGTTTTTTTAGGTACATTATTTTGTACGGTAAACCTAAAGCGGTCAACCAAGGCTATTTATGCTTCTGCAGTAGAAGAAAATATGTTAAGTTGGTGGTGGAACATAAGAAGCTCTAGAAACCACGAAATGTAAAAGTTTAAAAAGTTTTTACAAAAGTTTTTCTCAATGAAAACACTAGGTAAAAAGCGTATGTGCTTGATAATCAACAAACTAGCCTTTCTTGCAAAAAGTATGTAAAAGTATATATAATAATAAAAAAAAAAAAAATTATAAATAGTAATTGCTTATATATAGAATTGGAGGCTGCCCTGTTATTTTTTTTTTTTCAATGTAGTTTCAGGTGTTTTTTGTAACTTATTGAAAATCAATAACTTATAAAAAAATAGCAAAAATTTGTAAAAAATTAGCAAAGAATTAGCATAATAATGTATAATTTTACTTAAATTTGCATATATTAATCATAAAAAAGCATAAAAAAATGGAAATTAACGGAGTAAATTTTAGGAAATTAGAAGAGCAAAATGTAATAGAATGTCTATCAGGAGAAGAATGGATAGATATAGATTTGCTAACCTGTGAAAACGATGGTTTACGATTTGAAGTAAATGAAAAAGTGTTCTCTTATAAAATAGTAGAAAATGCTGTGAATAAAAAATTTAAGTTGGTTGAGGAAAGCATAGAAAAAAGACTTAAAGAAAAGAAAGAAGCAAATAATTCAGGAATAAGTGAATTGCAAATGATATCAATAAAATATATGAAATCAAGCAGTAAAGGAATTAGTTTCTCTAGAGGAAGATGGAATATATTCATATTTAGCAAATACATTACATCAGCTAGGGAGAAAGATGAAGCAGTGAAGTTGAGGGGAGAATTGATCGAATATATGGTTAAAAACGATGTAAGTATCAAGGAGTTAAAAATACAAATCAAGTCTATTCGCTCATCCTTATTCTAAAGCCTATGTTCCACCAACCAACTTAAATTAACTATTTTAAAGCTTAAGTAGTTTAGGAGCTCCAGGTTGGACGATTTTTTTTAAAATAGTAAAATATACTACCGGAGAATTTTAAGTTGGTGGTGGACGCTTAAAACTCCATCTGGCGCGTTTTAAGCGCTTTTTATATACCTGTTAGTTTAATTTAAGTTGGTGGTTGTGGATTAGCGGGATTAGCGGGGCGCGGAAACAGGAAAGCCTAACATTTCTGCTAGGCTTGTCTGATTGCATGCTTGGAGCGCCAGGGGAAGTTGGAGCTATCCTGGAAATGCTGCTTGGTAATTAGCTGTTGGAGCGAGTTTAAGAAGCGATAGGGAAACAGAGTATAGATTTGTGTTTTCTATGTGGCTTAGCTGAGCGGGCTCGTGGGAAATGAAGTTTTGGTAAAATATTAACACGCCTGATAACCTTCGTTAAACAAAATTTTGTATATTTGTACAAATTTTAAAATATTACGAAATGGCAAAAGAAACTTCAGGAGGTAAAATATACGTAACCTTCACAATAGACAAAGACGTTAAGAAACGTTTTAACATAACTTGCGCTAGCTTAGGGATGAATATGAGCGAAGTAGCGCAGGCAATGATGGAAAACTTTGTTGATATATCGAAAGAGATGACAGATAAAGAACGCACTAGGTTAGCCGGCGTGGATAATGTAGAAGTACAAGAAGAATATTCATCTTCAACTAGATTAAAAGAAGAATAATATGGAAGCTAAAGACTTGCAATCCCTTTTAAGAGAAGCAGCTGTAAGAACTGCTCCTGTTGTTGAATTATCAGAAAATCCAACTGAAAATGAAATAATAGAAAAAGCGGAAGTCATAACTAAGCATAATCTTGAAAACAAGTGGGACCACGTAAAAGAAATGATGGAAGGGCCTTTTGCTGAAAGATTAGTTAGAGCAATGGAAGCTATGCCTGATAAAGAATTTGTTAGGGTATATGGAAAAATGATAGAATACTTTAAACCTAAAGTAATTAGAGTTGAAGGAACTAAAGAAAAACAAGAGGACAATGTATTACGAATTGAAATATATAACTCTTCAAAACAAGCTATAGAAGAAGATACAATTGATATAACACCAGAAGAAGAAGATGGCGCAGAGTGAAGCAGCTTTTCAGCAAGAGTGTGTAATATGGTTTCATAATACATATCCAAAATTACGTGGACTTTTGTTTCACGTTAGAAATAATAGTTCAAGCAAAAGAGAGGGAGCGTACTGGAAAGCTTTAGGTGTTATGCCTGGTGTTAGTGATTTAATATTTTTATACGGATGTAAAGCTAGCCTTATAGAGCTTAAAACCGCTACTGGTTATCAATCTCCTGAGCAAATAGAATGGGAACAAAAAGTTTATGAACAAGGAATAAACTACTATGTTATAAATTCTATTGCAAAATTTAAAAATTTAATAATAAAAATAATAGAAGAATGAATACGTTAAAAGTATCAGAAACGTTTCAAATGACTTATGACGCATTCCATAAACCAGAATGCAGGCAACTAATATCTATGGGCGGTTCAAGAAGCAGTAAGTCTTATTCTATTCTACAAATGCTAATGCTTGAGCTAATAAAGAAAAAAAATATTAAAATAACTTGTTGGCGAAATACAAAAGTAACTTGTAGAGCAACTATATTAGAAGATTTTCAAAACATAATAATGTTTGACGAGGAAATAGCAAAAAAATTTAAAGAAAATAAACAAGCTGGCACATTTGTATATATACCAACAGGCTCTAGAATAGTTTTTGAAGGAGCTGACAATATAGGCAAAGTATTAGGCGGTCAGCAAAATATAAGTTTTTTTAATGAGGTGACAGAATTCTCTCGTGACGTATATTTACAAATTACGCAACGAACAAGTGGTAAAGTAATATGCGATTATAATCCGTCTAAAGACTTTTGGCTTGAATCATATAGGCATGACGATGAAACAACATTTATTAGGACAAATTTTACTAATAATTCATTTTGTCCACCGAATATAGTAAAGCAACTATTATCTTACGAGCCGTGGGAACCTGGTTCATATGAAGTTATTGACGCTGAAGTATATTATAAAGGAAGTCAAATAACACCTACTAATCAACCACCTATACATACAGCTAACTATAAAAAAGGCACTGCGTCTGTATTTATGTGGATGGTTTATGGATTAGGTTTAGGAAGCGAGAAGCCTAATCGCATATATCATGGATGGAAAAAAATTACTAGCGAAGCGTTTGATAAGTTAGAATATCCTTCTTATTTCGGACTTGATTTTGGAACATCTAATCCTACTGCTTGCACTGAAATAAAATATGATGGAAACGGAGGAATGTATATAAGAGAAAGATTATATAAACCATTAGGCGAAATAGAAGATTCTTTAGCGACAGTTATAAAAATTCAAGTTACTCAAATAAAGAAAGGAAGTTCTTATATAATATGTGACCCAGCAAAAGAAGCTTATCTTAAAATACTTCAAAACGCAGATTATTTAGCAATTGGTGCTGTTAAAGGAGCTGGTAGTATTGAAGCTGGAATAAGTATAGTTCAATCATTTACAATTTATTACGTAGCTTCTCAAAATCTTGACGCTGAATATAATAATTATTCTTGGCAATTAGACAGAAACGGTAAACCTACAGATACCCCTCTTAAATCACAAGACCACTTAATGGACTCATTGCGTTATTGTATAACCTTCTTATATGAATATCTAAATATTAAAATCTAAAGATTTTCATTGCACGCGTGAATAATATAGTACGCGCGTGTAACGCGTTCTATATATACAGTTAAAGCAAAAATATTTTTCAAAACTTTTTCAACTTTTTTAATCGCCGTATTGTTTTTTTTGCTATCTTTGTTTTAAATTGAAACGCATGAACATTCTAGGTAATTTAAAACGGATATTCTGGGAGCGCAATAAAAGCGGAGAAAACTGGTATACTGAATTACGAGATGGAGAAGGTTTTGGTTTAAGCGGTTCAAATTTAGAAATAGCACAAAATCATCCAATACTAACTCCTGCATTGTTATTTGTTAGTAAGTTATTTAGCCAAGCAGACTTCTATATGGAGAATGTTAAAACTAAAGAAAAAAAATATGAGCATAAAGTTTTAGATATGCTAAATAATCCGAACTACTATCAAACTAAAATGGATTTGTTAGAAAGTTTGATGTTTATGCAAATAGCCAACGGAGTTGCTGTTTTGTATAAAAAATCAGTAATAGGAATGCCTGATGAGGTTGGAGCTGTATATTTATTAGATTACAATAGAATAACTTGGCCTGAAAATTTCAAAACAAACACTAGTATTAAAAAAGAAGATAATAATATTGGTAAGCAAAAAATAAAATACGATAAAGATGGTGAAAATTTAGATATCGCTATAGACGATTTGTACTTTTTTTATGACATGCCAAATGCTTTTAATAGTAAAAACTTATTTAGTTGTAAATCAAGATTAGACGGGTTAAAGCAAACATTAATAAACACTTCGGACTCTTTAGTTGCAAAGAATATTATTCTTAAAACAAATGGAAAAGAAATGTTAACAGGAGCATCTGATGGATTTCCATTAAGTGAAGATGAAAAAAAAGAAGCTCAAAGATTAATGAACAATCGCTATGGTCTTTCAAGCGCTAGAAGCAGAAGTATTGTTACAAAAGCAAATTTAACTTGGAAGTCATTACATATCGCTGTTAGAGACCTTGGATTAGATGAGTCTGTTAAAGTTGATGGTAATATTATTTATACAGCATTGCATATTCCGAAAGATATTTTAAGTCTTGAAGCTAAGAAGACAACTTATAATAACTTTAAAGAATCTATGGTTTCATATATTCAAAATGAAACACAATCAACGTTAGATGCTTTTTGCGAAGTAATAAATACTTCTAGCTCTGATAAAAAATGGAAATTGAAAGGTACTTATAATCATTTACCTGTAATGCAATACATAATGTTAGAGCGTTATGATGTTGTAAAAAAACAAGGAGATGCTTTAAAATCGTTATTAGATAATGGAGTTCCTAATGATATTGCTTTAGAAATGTGTGGAATGGATAAGACAATAAAATTAACGCAACCAAAAGTACAAAAACCAACTTCAAATAACGATACACAAAATGCCTTGTAAAAGTTGTAACGATAGGTGGAGAATAATAATTGCTAATCAAGAAAAAAATAATATTATGAAAAAAGATTCAAAAGAAAAAGACTTAGAAGTTTTTGAAAGCAATATTTATGCTGAAGAAAAAAAAGTGCTTGAGTCTAAGCCTAATATCAATAAAATTATTGAAGATAGGAGAAAAGCTTTAGAAAACGGAAAAATAATTAAAAAATAAGAACCATGGCAGAAAAAGTAGTAGCTACTAAAGTAGAGCAAGTAGTTTCTGAAGTTGCAGAAACTAATATAAATGAGTGTGGATGTATAATCAAACCAATCGAAGAGATTATTACAACAAAACAACCAGAAGTTGAAATTGCTGAAGAAAAAGAAAAATAATAAAATGAATAAATTAGTTATACCTAAATTTGATACTCAAAAAGAGTTAGTTGCTTTCTTAATTGAAAACGAACATTCATTGATAGCTCAAAAATGTTCAGCTATTAAATTCGCGGATGGTTTCGAGGCATTTTCAACTGTTTTAAAAAACAAAATTGACGGAGTAACTAAATCAGAGCAAAACTCTAATCCTGACGAAATAACAGTTAAGGTTGTAATCAATACTACTGGAATAATGGATTCTCACGGCGATGTTCATATTAAAGGTTTATGGAATAAATCTTTAAAAGAAAATAAACGCATAATGATGCTGCAAGAACATAAATCAAATCAGTTTGATAAAATAATTGCAACAGGTGACGACCTTAAAGCTTCAACTAAAACGTATTCATGGAAAGACCTCGGATATGATATAGAAGGCGAAACAGAAGCATTAGTATTTGAAGCTAAAGTTAAAAAGAACCGTAATCATTTTATGTTTGAGCAATACAAACAAGGTTATGTTGATAATCATTCTGTAGGTATGCAATATGTTAAATTGCGTATGGCTGTAAATGATAAAGACTACGAAAAAGGAAAAGAAACTTGGGACCAATATATTGACCAAGTAGCTAATAAAGCCGAAGCTGAAAAACAAGGTTATTTTTGGGCTGTACTTGAAGCTAAAGCTATTGAAGGTTCAGCTGTTCCAAATGGCTCAAATCCAATAACGCCTACTCTAAGCGTAAAAAATGAAGGCGTGTTTGTGGGAGACGAAAAAAAAATGATGGCTATTAAAGCCTTTCTTAAGATAAACTAGCCGGGTGACCACTAGCAAATTGAATGCAGCCGACCAGAAGTCACTGTTTTAAAAAATAATATTAACATTTAATCCAAAAAAAAATGGACAAAGAACTTTTAGAAGCTTTAGAAGCGAAATTTGCAACGCTTCAAACACATCTTAAAGAAGCCCAAGATAGCGGAGCTAGCAAAGAAGAAGTTTTAAACCTTCACGCAGCTATCAAAACGCAAGGCGAGGCCTTGAGTGATTTTATTGAATCTCAGC